ATCTGGCCATAAATAGTAATATGATTATAGAGAACGATATTGCAACATGGACCGGCGTTATGAGACCCGAAGAATGTGCAAACCTTATTGAATACTACGAAAAATTGAACGACTTGCACCTAACTGCTAGTCGTCAAACACTAGGAGATAATTCAGCACATAATAAAGCAGACAATGCTGCATTTCTTCTCGAGCAACCTGCATTAAATATGTCAACAGACAATCCTGCTGTACATACTTTTATGACTAGGTTTATTGATTGCTGGAAGCAATATACTGCACAATATAGTGTGTTAGGTGATTGCGGTGATCATAGAGTTTACTTTATGAAACTTCAAAAAACTCTTCCTGGAGAAGGATATCATACTTGGCACTTTGAATCAGATAATAAAGAAAGGTCAGGTAGAATTGCAGCGTGGGGATTGTATCTTAATACAATCGACGAAGGTGGTGAAACAGAATGGTTATACCAGAAGAAGCGTATTGCTGCTACAGAAGGTACACTTGTTGTTTGGCCTGCAGGTTACACACATACTCACAGAGGCAATCCGCCATTAAGTGGCGAAAAATATCTTTTAACAGGTTGGGTTGAGTTTTAATGAAAATAATTCCGACTTTTCCAACAGATCTGTTTGAATTTTATAATACCGAGATCGACAATAAAAAATTAATCCCCGAACTTGAAAAATACGCAGATACTGTTAAGTCTAGCGAAACAATAAGTTCGATGAGAAACCTACACGACAAAGAAGAATTACACCCTTTGTTTTCTTGGATTAATAAATGTATTGAAGAAGTTAGAATTAATCAAAAATATGATTGCGAAGGATTTGCAATTACTAGCAGTTGGTTTAATAGAGCATTACCAAAAGACGGAATGAGATTACATTATCACAGGCACTCGATGAGTTTTTTCAGTGCTGTGTATTATGTAACTGATGGAAGTCCTACAGTATTCGAAGATCCAGTTAAACATAGAACTGAAGCACAACTAGAAGTATTAAGACACGAATATGCTCCACATCATTTTGTAGAAGCAGTTCCTGGCAAATTAATATTATTTCCTAGTTGGCTGTATCATAGTTCAACACCGCATTTTGGAAACGAAGATAGATATGTTATTAGTTTTAACGTAATGCCCACAGGCGCAATTAATTACAATCTTGCAACAGACTCTGTTGCAAATATAGAAGTACATAATAAGGAAAAAGGGGTATGATAAAAAGTTTATTAGTATTAGGTGGCGGTAATGCCGGACTAATGTCTGCACTTTATCACAAGAAGTCTATTGACAATTTAGATATCACACTTATTAAATCTGACAAGATTGGTACAATTGGTGTTGGTGAAGGTAGTACTGAACATTGGAGAAGATTCGCTGATGCGGTAGGTATTACAATGACTGATCTTGCAAGAGAATGTGGTGCAACTATTAAAATTGGTATTAAGTTTGAAGATTGGCACGGTGACAAAACCAGTTATTATCACAGTTTACCAGAGCCGTATATCTATACAGATGCATACACAGGCGATGCACATACAATGATGAGATTAATTTCAGAAGGTGTTGACTCTGAATCTTTGCATTGGGATTTACCTATGCAAGGATATGTAAGTCCGCCATTTGAAGACTACTATCAATTTCATTTTGATAGCGAAAAACTAAATGCATTTTTAGAAAAAAGATGTGTTGAAGCAGGTATTAACGTTATAACTACAGAAGTCGAAGACGTTATTATTAATGGACATGGCTTTGTAGAATCTGTAATTGATGTAGAAAGACGAACACACAACGCAGACTTTTTTATTGATAGCAGCGGATTCAAAAGAGTTATTGCAAGTAAATTAGGTGCTAAGTGGGTAGACTGGTCAGAGTTTTTGCCTATGAACAGTGCTATTGCTTTTCAAACACCACGTAAAGAAGATATACCACCTTACACACTTTCTAAAGCATTAAGTGCTGGATGGCATTGGCGCAGTCCTGTACAAGAACGCTTTGGTAACGGTTATGTGTTTAGTGATCAATTTATTTCTGAAGACGAAGCTACAGCAGAAATACAATCGTTATTTTCAGATACAATTAATATAGGTAGAAAAATTAATTTTGTTTCAGGTAAAGTTGACAAGTTTTGGATTAAGAATTGTGTAAGCATTGGACTTAGCAGTAACTTTGTAGAGCCATTAGAAGCAAGTAGTATTTCAGCTACGATACAACAATCAAGAGCATTAGTTGCTGCATTAGCAACATGGCAGCCTGGAGACGAAGCAACTATTAACGAGTACAATAGAATATTTGATGACTGTTTAAGCAATGTATTAGATTTTATTCAGTTGCATTATTTTACACAAAGAGAAGATTCAAAGTTTTGGAGATGGTGTAAAAATGAAATAAAATATACAGATTTCAACAAAGAAAACTTAGAAAATTTTAAAAAACAATTTGTAAATCAAATATTATTGCCCGAAGATGGGGCGCATGGAAGTTTTAGAATTTACGATCATTTGAACTGGATACAAGTTATGCACGGGTTGCGTATGTTTGATATCCCTAGTATTCAAAAAATATATAACGAGCGTTACAGTAAATATCGTGCAGAAGATATAGCACAGTTATCTATGCTACCACAAAGTCCAGGTAAAGACTGGATGAAATGCAGAGAAGCAGTAGAAACATTGAAGGGAAGGACAACTTACTCGTTATGATACAATCTCTAACAGTATTAGGTGGCGGAACAAGTGGCTTAGTTGCAGCACTAACACTTAGAAAATCTCACCCTCTATTAAAATTAAAACTTTTAAGATCAAGCAAAATTGGTATTATTGGTGTTGGTGAAGGTAGTACAGAACACTGGGCAAGATTTATGCACCACATTGATGTTGATGTTCCAACGATTGTTAGAGAATGCGGAGCAACATTTAAAATTGGTATTAAGTTTACTAATTGGCAAGGAGACGGAAAACATTATTTCCACAGTTTAACAGAACAGTTTGCAGCTCTAGATCCACTTAATGAAGCACCTGTTCAATGGATGAGAATGATTGCAGAAGACTGGGATCCTAATGATACTGTTTGGAAAAGGACTGCTAGTAGTTTACATGCTGAGCCTTTCCATGATAGCTTTGCTCAATATCATTTTGATACGAACAAGTTAAATGAATTCTTTACACGGTTATGTGTAGAAAGAGGAATCGAAGTATTAGATGTTGATATTGAAGATGTAATTTTAGATGAAACAGGCAATGTTAAAGAGTTGATTGACGAAGCTGGAACAAAACATGCCAGTGATTTCTTTATTGACTGTAGTGGATTTAATAGAGTTATATCAAGTAAACTAGGACAGAAATGGATAGACTGTGGACATCAACTTCCTATGAATAGTGCTATTGCGTTTCCTACTGCTAGGACTGAAGATATACCATCGTACACAGAAGCAACTGCTCTAAGCAGCGGTTGGTGTTGGAGAATTCCTACACAAGATAGATACGGAAATGGTTATGTATTCAGTGATAATTTTATTAATGAAACACAAGCATATGACGAAGTATCGCAGCATTATGAAAAACACTTAGGTATTAAAGATTTAGAAATAGGTAAACGTGTAAAGTTTAACGCTGGATATGTTAATGAATGTTGGACAAAGAATTGTGTATCACTAGGACTTAGTGCTATGTTTGTTGAGCCATTAGAAGCAACATCAATAGGTTCAACAATACAGCAAGTTAATATACTTGTAGGATCTTTATTACATTATAGAAAAAATAATGATGCCATTGCAAAAAGATTTAATGAAAGAATGAATTTGATTGCTACTAATATTATTGACTTTATTCAAATACATTATCTTACAAAACGCAACGACTCAGAGTTTTGGCGTTGGTGCGATAAAGGAGTCGAGCTAACACCTTTTAACAAAGAAACATTAGATTCATTTAAAACTGCTTTTCCTAATTCAGGACACTTTGTTGATCCGTCTCTTATGTTCAGTTATCTTAATTGGACACAAGTAATGCACGGCCTACATCTATTTGATTATGATGCTTGTAAAAAGTTTTGGGAAACTAATTTTGCAGAAAGACACAACGAAAGTTTAACAAATTTAATGAAGAAAGAATTAGCGGACTGGCCAGACGAAAAAATTTATACACATCGAGAAGCATTGAATATTTTAAGAGAGCGTTACTTGGAGGTATCACATGAATTGTAATACAGTTATATTAGGCGGAGGAGTTGCTGGTTGGTTAACTGCACTAGTTATAAAAAAGTCTAAACCAGGTATGAATATTACTGTAGTTGAAGATCCTGCTAAGCCACCTATCATTGCTGGTGAAAGCGGCACAACTACTTTTGTAGAAATGTTAAAATATATCGATATTGACTTTGATGACTTTGTTGCAAAAGCAAATGCTACACCTAAACTAGGAGGACTTTTTAAAGATTGGTCTGGTATAGGTAGCGAGTTTATTCATTGTTTACAAACAGATTATGCACCTTGGTTAGACGGATGGACAGACAATGAAGGTATTGGCATAGCCAATATAAACTTCGGACAGCTTAGTAGTATAATGGCTGCTGAACGTCAAAAAGATTTATATCAAAGCACCCTGCTAGGTAACAATGTTCCTTTAGCAGATGCGTTCTATTCAAACTATTTTATTAAAGAAAACAAAGTTCCATTTGGTTCATCTAAATCAGAATTACCAATTATTGCTATGTGGCATAACGAAAGTAGAGCAACAGCAGCATATTTAAAAGAAGTAGCTCTTAAAAGAGGTATTACATTGTTAGAAGGCACATACTTAGATGCTAAACAAAACGATAAAGGTGATATAACAAGTTTAATTTTAGATGATAATAGAGAAATTGAAGGAGAGTGGTTTGTTGATTGCAGTGGGTTTGCACAATTACTGCTTGGTAAAAAGTTAAAAACAGAATTTAATGATTATTCAGATCATTTTACACATAACTCTGTTATTGCTTGGTGGGACGAACCTAAGTATTGTGTAACAACAAATGCAACAGCAATGAAATACGGATGGCGTTGGAATATTAATTTACAACATAGATCAGGTAATGGATATATTTACGATAATAACTACATTACAGCAGACCAAGCATTAGAAGAAGCAAGGAGTATATGTGGAGAACATATTGAACCTATTGCTTCATTTACGTACACACCAAGTGTACCCTC